TATTAGTGTATAGTTGTAAACGAAAGGGGTGGATAGACATGAATATAAGCAACGCTTTAAGAATTTTAATTAGAGATGAAAAGAAGGTGACTCAAAAGGAATTTGCGGAATCGATTGATATGCCATTTACAACACTTAACACTTCGTTAAGAGTAGGAAATATCACAATAAATAAATTACTCAAGATTTTAAACGCCTTAGATTATGAGATTGTATTAAGACCAAAAAGAGGGGTTGATAAAAATGCCCGTTCTATCGTTATTGATGAAATGGTTGAAAGGAGGTAGATATTATGAACTTAAAAGAATGCTTAAGAAAGATGATTGATGACAATAACAGCTCATTTGCCAGACTTGCAGACAGACTAGGATATAAGAGTGGTGCAAGTATAGGTGAGATATCTAGAAGAAGCGACACAAAGGTCAGCATCCTAATCAACATATGCAACGAACTCGACTACGATATCATCATCAGACCCCGAGGCGGTAATGACAGAGCAGAAAGAACAATCGTACTAGATGAAGTGCCCAACAGAAAAGATAACAGAGGGAAGTATAAGCGATGAAATACGGCTACGCACGAGTGAGTACAGGAAAGCAGTCTCTCGACAGACAGATAGACAGCCTGCGCTCATACAATGTAGACTATATATTCAGTGACAAGTACACGGGCACAAGAATCGACAGACCGAACTACTGCAAGTTGAAGGAAACGATAAAGAAAGGGGATGAATTATACATCCACGCACTCGACAGACTTGGAAGAAATAAGCAGCTCATAAAGGATGAGATTAGGTTTTTCCAGGAAAAGGGTGTTATAATAAGAATACTTAATATGCCTACAACCATGATTGAACTGAACGGACAGGAATGGATCATCGAGATGATAAACAACATAATCCTCGAGGTGCTTTCATCACTCGCTCAGCAGGAGCATGACATGATGGTGGAGAGAACCGTTGAAGGTCTCAAAGCCGCACGCAAGAGAGGAAAGAGCATTGGAAGACCGACCGTCTCAATCGAAGAGGTTGACGAACTCGTCAAACAAGGTGTATCAATAACAGAAGCCTGCAAGCAGTGCAATGTGAGCAGAGCAACGTATTATAAGCATAGAGCCTAGAGCCATGCACCACATATGGTGTAGGCTCTTTTTTTGTGCAATAAAAGAGATAAAGGAGGAAATATGGCAATAGATAAGAAGAAAGTGAAGCTGTACAAGAGTACTGATAGTCTTACTGCTAAGTATGATATCGTGCTGAACTGCTATGCTACAAACGATAAGGATACGCTTTTACATCTGAATAAGGACTTAAGACACAGACTCGCTGAAGCGAACAGCAACAGAAGCAAGGATATTGAGGAGCGATACAACATGTATCAGATGTATAAGAAGACATTCCTGTTTACGGCGCATTATTCATTCGAGGATTACATGCTTTATCTAGAGATAAACAGACCTGTCAATGAGCAGTTCTACCGTCCGAGAATGAAGATATTGAAAACCGTAGTAAAAGATCTGCAGGACCTCCATGACGGAAATCTACAGGAACTGTTTATTTCGATGCCGCCACGAGTAGGCAAGACAACACTGATCATGTTCTTTCTTACATGGCTCATGGGAATCAATTCAGAAAAGACGAATCTGTACAGCAGTTTCTCTGACACAATCACGCATTCGTTCTATGAAGGTATAAATGAAATCATCAATGACAATATGACCTATACATACAGCGAGATTTTCCCAGCATCCGTCATAGTGAATCAGAACTCTAGACTGAACACACTGGATTTGGAACGAAAGAAGAGATATCCGACACTTACATGTCGTTCTATCTATGGAACACTGAATGGTTCGTGTGACTGTAACGGCGTGCTTATCGGCGATGACTTGATTGGCGGTATCGAAGAAGCACTCAATCCGGAACGTATGTACAAGACATGGAAACTAGTGGATAACAACCTCATCACACGTGCTAAACAGGGGAGCAAGGTGTTGTGGATAGGTACTAGATGGTCGCTTGTTGACCCGGCCGGTCTAAGACAGGACCTTATTTTGAATGATCCGAACTTCAAGTCAAGAAAATATAAGATTGTGAATCTGCCAGCGCTCAATGAGAATGATGAATCCAATTTCGACTATGACTATGGCGTTGGATTCTCTACTGAATACTATCAGCAGAGAAGAGCATCATTCGAGAGAAACGATGACATGGCATCATGGTTCGCACAGTACCAGGGAGAGCCTGTAGAACGTGAAGGTGCATTGTTCAACGGTGGAGATATGAAGTTCTATAACGGAATACTGCCGAATGAGGAGCCGGTCAGAAGACTGACAGTAGTAGATACTGCCTGGGGTGGTGGTGACTACGTGAGCGCTCCTATAGCCTATCAGTATGCAGATGGAACTGTATATATACCCGATGTAGTGTTCAATAACGGCGATAAGAGAATAACTCAGCCGGAAGTGGCGAAGAAAATCGCTTCGTGGGGTGTACAGGACTGCGATGTCGAAAAGAACAACGGTGGTGAAGGATATGCCGAAGATGTACAGAAGGAACTCGAACGACTTGGCTACAAATGTGTCATAACATCACACAGTGCGCCGACAACAAAGGCAAAAGAGGTGCGTATATTTCAGAATGCTCCCGATATTAGAGAGTTCTATTTCCTTGAGCCAGGCAAACGCTCAAAGGAGTATTCAATGTTCATGAATAACCTGTTCTCATTCAAGATACTCGGCAAGAACGAGCACGATGATGCGCCCGACAGCTTGTCACAGTTGTGTGACAGACTGTACGGAGGCTATGGAACGATAAAAGAAATATTCAAAAGACCGTGCTAAAAGGCGCCGTTTCTCTCTCTGCAAAATACAATGATATTAGGGATGCCTGCATTCATTTGCCTACCCCCTATGTCACCTACAAGGCATCCCTCATATCTATTCATTACAGGGAGGAAATCAATGAAAAAGAATATATACTGTCCTCTCTGCTTGAAGAGAGGAAAAAAGAAGATACTAGGCAGAGTAAGCGACGATACAAGCGGCACGCTATATCTCTGGTGCAAGGTAGACAAGAAAGAAATAGAAATTCGTGTGGAAGGAGGCGGCGCTGGTGATTAACAGAGGTAGAAAGACAATCTATTCAAGTGAATCAGAAATCACAAGAGATAATGTTCAGAGAGTAGTCACATATGCGATGCAGACACACGAATTAAATCGCAAGGATATAAAGTACCTTATCGAGTACGAAAAGGGAAGACAGGACATCCTTGATAGAGAAAAGCCTGTAAGACCCGAAATCAACGAGAAGATAGTAGAGAATCACGCATCACAGATTGTTAATTTCAAGACGGCTTTCGTGTTTGGCTCGCCAATCAGATATGTTCAGAAGGCTGAACAGGAATTGAAGAGCGAAACTACATCAGACGAGGATGATGGGTACATCGGTGAACTAAACAGCATGTGCTTTGATGAAAGAAAGCACACAAAGGACCAGGAATTGGCAAAGACATTTCTAACATGCGGTGTGGGATATAGAGGAGTTTTTCCTCAGAAGGACAAAAATGCTTATACACCTTTTAGAATTGTCAACCTGGATCCTATGAACACATTCATCATCTACAGTCCCGACATTTTTCATGATCCGTTACTTGCAGTCACATACTGGCGTGATATGAACGATAAAGGGATTGTGGAAGAAACGCATTATACGGCTTACACGAATGACAGGGTGTTTCAGTTCACAGATACACATGTCGGCGAGGTCGAAGAAAGCGTAAATGGTATTGGAGCAATTCCTATTGTCGAATATCGACAGGATTATGACAAGATGGGATGCTTCGAGAGAGCCATCGGCCTGTTAAATGCAATTAACACATGTACGAGCGACAGACTGAATGGACTGGCACAGAATGTACAGTCATTCATTTGGTTTGATAACGTTGACATGAATAAGGAAGACTACGACGAACTTAGAGAGAACGGTGCATTATCCACAACAAGCAGAAACGGAACTACAGCATCTGTAAAGACGATTGAAACATCACTTAATCAGAATGAAATTCAGAGTCTGAGTGATTACTTATATGCCCAGTTACTGCAGATCTGCGCTATGCCTTCTAGAGAAGCACAGAGTGGTTCTACAACAGGGCAGTCATCTATGCTTAGTGGTGGATGGCAGGAAGCAGAAGAAGATGCTTATCGACTTGAAGAGATGTTTGATGAAGGAGAAAAGAAGTTCCTCGCTATCGTTAAAAACATTCTCGACCGAAGCAATACAGTTGTTAAGGAAGAAGTCAAACTAAGAGATATTGATATCAAGTTCTCTAGAAACAAGGTCACAAATATGCTTGTCAAGACACAGGGGCTTTTAAACATGAAGACATTCGGCATCCATCCAAGAGTTGCCATTCAGACTGCTGACTTATTCAGCGACCCTCAGCAGGTGTATGTGGATAGTAGAGAGTACCTGGACGCAGCATACAACACTGAATTAAATACAACTGTCAATAGCGAAGATAAGGATTTGCAAAGCAATCCACAGGGTGATAACCCAGCGACAGTAACTGATGACCAGAATATGCAGATGTCATTTGTAAATTCCGGTTAGCATATTTGAGTTAGTATATTTGAGTTAGAGAAAAACTTTAAAGAGCACATATACAGTTAGAGAAAAACTTTAAAAAGCACATACATAGTTAGAGAAAAACTTTAAAGAGCAAGGAGAACCAAAATGAACGTAAGAGAAATTTTAGGCGCTAGATTAACTGAAGACACAACAATCGAAGATCTAATCGAAATGTTAGAAGCAGACAATTCTACTGTATCAGTCAGAGAATATAACGCTATGAAAGATAAGAGTGATAAAAACGCAAAGGAAGCAGCCAATTATAGAAAGCAGCTCAATGCGAATAAATCACAGGAAGAGATTAATAAAGAAGAAACTCAGAGACAGATGGATGAATTGGCCAGTCAAAACGCTGATCTCACAAAAAAACTATCAATCATGGAAAATGAGAAAAAATTCATATCTATGGGATATAACGAGGAGAGTGCGCACAAAGTGGCTAGTGCTTTAGCCGAGGGTGATATGAAATCATTTTTCAAGCAGCAGGAAATTTTTAATGCTGAATTAAACAAGAAATACAAAGCAGAGGCGTTAAACAATACTAAAACGCCAGGACAAGACGATAATCACGACGATATCATGACAAAAGAGAAATTAAGCACAATGTCATTAAGAGAGCAGATGAAGTTCGCTGAAGAGAATCCTAGTGAATATCAGTCAATTTACGGTAAAGGAGAATAAGATACATGGCAAATACACCATATCCTAATTATGTGTTGGAAAACAAATTTGAAGACCAATACCAGACATATCTAGACTTAATGCAGTTCTGTACTGTTGATAACTCATTAACAGGCGAACCTGGCATGAAGAAAAAAATTCGTACTTATGTAGCAACTGATGGTACGGAAACAGTAGCAAAAGGTGAAGGAAACACTAAGTCAATCACAGCCAGCTACACTGAAACAGAATACACAATCGAGACATTACAGAACAGATTCGATTGGTATGATGAAGATGAAATGGAAGATCCATTAGTAGTTGATAAAGGCTTAGAACACCAGGCAGTTGACATGTTCAACACTGCCAACAAGAAGGCTATTGCTGAATTTGCAAAAGCCACTCAGAAAGTAGAGACTGCTAAGTTCGATTTCAACTCTTTCGTTGATGCAGTAGCATCTATCAAGGACTTAAAAATCAGTGAATCAACTGAAATCACAGGATTAGGCGTTTTCGCATTAGTTCACAAGGATGATGTTGCAGAAATTCGTAAGAACTTAGGGGAATTACTTAAGTACGTTGAGGCATATGCACGTAGCGGCTACATCGGAACAGTTGCTGGTGTAAACATCTACACATCTGCTTTAGCAACTAAAGGGCAGTTTGCAGTAGCAACTAAAGAAGCAGTCACTTACTTCAACAAGAAGGGTGCAGAAGCCGAATCTTCAACTAGAGGAAGCCGTTCAGCAGAAAATGCTAACAAGCGTGAAAACACAGTTTTCTTAAGAAAGTATGGTATTTTCGCTTTAACAAATCAGAACTTCATTGTAAAGGTTGTTAAGAGCGCAACTAGTGGACTCAATGCGGGGGATGAAATTCCTACAGTCTAGAAAGGGGTAGAGAATGAAGAAAGTAGAAGTGATTAAAGCGTTTTATGACGCAAAAAACAAAAAGACCCTACGTAAAGTAGGGGATGTGATTAAAGTTACAGAAATCAGAGCAATGGAACTCATTGAAAAAGAGTTTGCAAAAGAAGTGGAATAGTGAATATGAAAGGGGATGATAAATATGACACAGGAAGAAATACTAAGAATCAAACTAAAAGATGATGATGTTAATAATGATGAATTAGAAGTTCTTCTACAAAGTGCTAAGTTAATCATCCTCTCAAATCGCTATCCTTATCATGATTTTCCTGTTGATGACAACGGAGAATATATTCTTGAGAATAGATACAAGGATCTGCAGATAAGAATTGCAGTGGAATTATTTGCAAAAGCCGGTGCAGAAGGAGAACTGACCCACACAGAAAATGCAGTAACAAGACAATGGGCAAGCGCCGATGTTTCGCCTGCATTGTTAAAGGAAATTATTCCTAAAGCGAAGGTATTCTAAATGAGAAACTTCAAGAGAGATCAGTTCACAATCTACTATGCACTGTTCCAAAAGGATAGTGCTACGGATAAATACGGCAACAGAATAGGCGGCTATACTGAGCCGACAAAATTAAAAATTTCACTTTCTGCAGCAAAGGGCGATTCGAATTATAACGTATTCGGTAAAGATACTGATTATGACAGAGAGATGGTTACGACAGATACTAACTGCCCTATTGATGAATATTCTAGATTATGGATTGGCGTCGATACGTCAGAGACCCACAATTACGTAGTGACAAAAGTCGCAGTAAGCAAGAGGGAGAAGAGATATGCAATCAAGGAATATAAAGGTTAGGCTGAACGATGAAAGTATCAGTCAAGCCATCTCTAGTCTTAAGGAATACAAGAAAACACTGAAATATAAGCAGGCCGCTCTCATGAAAGAACTCGGCGAGCATGGCTTTGAAGTGATGGTCAGAGAGATTGATTCCTATCCAATGCCTTATTCTAAGGACGATTTAATTAATAGTGTGTCATATGAATGCACAGGTAAAACAGTCACTATTTACAATGCATCTGAACATGCTTTATTTGTAGAATTCGGAACCGGAATCGTTGGTTCACGTTCGCCGCATCCACACGATACCATCGGGTATCACTATGATGTCAATAATCACGGTGATGATGGGTGGTATTATCGTGATGAAGGAGAATGGCAGTGGACAAAAGGTATGCCATCTAGACCATTCGCTCATGGCACATACGAGACTTTGAGGGCAGAACTTACTGATATTGTAAAGAAGGTGTTTCAACAGTGATTGACAAAGAAGATGGATTATTTGCTGATATTGCAAATGAACTTAGAAAACAGTTTCGTGATATCTATATTATCGGAAAACAATTATCTTCTGAACCACCTAGATTTCCGGCAGTATCTATTATTCAAGAGAACAACGTAGTAAACAAACGATATAGTACATTTGACGAGATGGAAAATGTTGCTCATATTACGCAGTACATTGAAATCTATTCTAATGATAGAGAGCAGAAAGAAGAAATATGCAAATCGATATCGTTAGTAATTGATAATGCATTGAAAACTCATGGCTATTGCAGAATGCTTAACCAGCCAATGGTTAACGTTGATGATACTATAGCAAGAAGAATCATGAGATATAAGAAAGAAAATGAAACACAATATTAAGGAGGATAAATATGGGAGTAGCAATCAACACAGCCGGCGTAACTGTAGGATATGCCGTTGAAGCGACAGCAGGTACTAGACCAACTGGTGGGTACACTGTAATTCCGGACATCAAGTCCGTTCCGGAACTAAATCCAAGTCCGGAAACTTTAGAATCTACTGATCTAATGGAAACAGAGTACAAGACTTATATTGAAGGCTTAAAGGACTTAGGTGGAGCATTAGCATTCACAGCAAACCTAACAGAGGAACTTATTACGGTTTGGGATTCCTTAATTAAAAAGTACGAAGAAGCTGCAAAAACAGGCAAGTCTACATGGTTTGAAATCAAGCATCCTAAGTTAGCAAAATCTGTTTACTTTAGTGGTCAGCCATCAAAGACAGGTTTACCAGCAATTGAAGTAAACAGTATCTTAGAAACTAACTTATATATCACACCTACAGGTGCACCTGAATGGGGAGCAAAAAGCACTGATAACGTATAAGTTAGAGGCGCTTTAATCGGCGCCTTTTTTTAATAATTTATAGAGGAGATAAGCAAGTATGGAAAAAACAAATAGCACAACAATCAAGTTTGCATTCGAAGGCAAGAATTATGAATTAGGTTATACAAGAGAAATTGTCGGTAAGATGGTTGGAGAAGGCTTTGAAATTGAAAAAGCAGCTAAGAACCCACTTGATGCGATTTATGAATTATTCATTAATTCGTTTGAAATGAATCATCAAGATACAGATATCGATACAAGAGAAAAGATTTTAAAGAATCTTGGCAATAAAGAACATCTATTTGCAGTACTTGTAGAAATGTTCTCTGAACCAATCGAATTCCTAGGAGAACCAGAAAAAAACGCAATCGAGTGGACAGTATAGAAAGCGAAAGTGATGCCGATGCGTCCACGAACGATTATAGGAAAGTAATGAATGAGTGGTTTCCCTATTATCTTGCGTTAGGGATGACCTATGAACAGTATTGGCGTAGTGACCCATATCTTACGGTTTATTATCAAAAAGCCAAGAAAATGAAGTTTGATTATGATAATCAGATGGCTTGGATAAATGGAATGTATATCTATGATGCCGTATCGGCTATTGTGTTCAATACATGGTGCCGTAAGGAAGGGGAACAGTGTAAAAATTATACTGATAAGCCTTACGAATTTGATGAGGCAAAGCAAGAAGAAGAATTAAAGAAAGAAGCAGAGGTCCAGGCAGAAGCGTGGATGCGAAACTTCGTTAATCTATATAAAGTTTAGAGCCGAACCGAGAGCCTTATTTTTTAAGGAAGGAGGTTTAAGACTATATGGCTGATATAGATAAATTATCGATAGTATTCGAAAGTGATGTTGATGGAGCAGTCAGCGCAATAGATAAGTTGACAGGTGCACTTCAAAGATTAAATCAAGGTATTAAGATTGACGGCAATATTGCAACTACTTTGAACTCTCTTTCAAGACTTGACAAAGTGGTCAATGGTTTAAACACCAAGAATGTTGATGCTTTTTCTAAAGGAATAAGAAATCTTGCTGAAGCAATGAAACCTTTAGAAAAAATCGGCAAAAGCGGTCTTGGCAAAACATTGAACAGTTTATCAGATATATCTAAAGTCATCAGCAAATTAGACCAGGCAGACTTAGGCAAGTTCGGCGGGCAGATGAATCAGATTTCAAGTGCCATGGCACCACTTGCGCAGAACAGCAATCAGTTGTCTGATGTGTTTAGTAAAATGCCGAGTGCAGTAGCCTCTGCATCCAAATCCTTAGATGCCTATAATTCTAAATCTAGAGGCGCTAAGGCTCATACAGGTGGACTGTTCTCAGCAATCAGTTCTTTAGTAAGTGGAGCACGAAACGTAAAATCCACTTTCTTGGCAATAAGTTCTGCATTCAGTTTCTTTTACGATGAAAGTGCAGAATATATAGAACAGTTAAACCTGTTCAATGTCGCAATGGGCAGTGCATCACAAAGTGCCAGCGCATTTGCTCAAAAGGTCAGTGATGCTATGGGCATCGATCCAGGCAAATGGATGGAGTACCAGGGCACACTTAATATGATGATTGAAGGCTTTGGCGTGGCAAGTGACAAAGCACAGATAATGTCGCAGAACCTAACACAGTTATCATATGACTATAGTTCCTTAATGAACGTAGATGTAAGTACTGCTTTCGATAAAATACAGAGTGCCATGTCCGGACAGATTAAAGGATTGAAGGAATATGGTAACAACGTGTCTGTTGCGATGGTCAAACAGACAGGCCTTAAATATGGCTTGCAAGGCAACGTAAGTACCTGGGATCAGAACACACAGGCAATCATGAGATACATCACTATCATGAATAATGCCAGCAAAGTAGATGTATTTAATGATATGGCTCGTACAATCAATACGCCTAGTAATGCCGTACGTATCTTGGCACAGCAGTTTAAGGTGCTTAGACGAGCAATCGGTAATATTGCGAGCGTATTTGCTACGGCAGTAATTCCTTATATACAGGTAGCAGTTGAACTTCTGAATAAGTTTGCTAATTTTGTGGCTGGCTTATTCGGATTTAAATTACCAACTATTGATTATAGCGGCTTGGAAAAAGGCTCTGGTGCTATGGATGACATGGCAGACAGTGCTAAGGATGCAGGCTCATCAGTGGGTGGAGCAACCAAGAAAGTAAAAGACTTAAAGAAAGAACTACAGACATTAGGATTTGATGAATTAAACATTCTAAACAGTCCAAAGAACGATTCCGACAGTGGCGGCTCCGGTGGTGGATCCGGTGGTGGCGGTATCGGTGGCGGTGCTGGTATCGGTGATATCGACTTGCCACAATATGATTTCTTAAAAGGCTTAAAGAAGGATACGGACGAAATAGAAAAGAGATTAAAGGAACTATTTAAGCCCGTTACCGATAGTTGGAACAAGTATGGCAAAGAAGTCATGGACAGTTTTAAGTTTGCTTTAAATGAATTATCTGAACTCACAAAGAGTATCGGCAGATCATTTGGAGAGGTATGGCAGAACGGCACAGGCAAGAAGACTGTAAGTGAAATTCTGCTAATTGTTAAGAACTTATGCGACTTTGTTGGATATCTAGCAAAGCGTTTCAGAGAAGCATGGGATGAAGCTGGACTAGGAACGAAGATCATTCAGAATCTATGGGATGCTGCAAATAATTTACTTCATTCCGTTGAAGATATTAGTGAGCAGCTGAGTAATTTTGCTTTCTATCTTGATTTCAAGCCAGCGTTAAAGAGCGTTTATAGTTTATCAAAGGCTTTTAAAGAACTTTCAGATATTGTAGGAAAATATCTAAGTGATGCTTTCAAGAATGTACTGTTACCATTAGCAAAATGGGGCATTGAAAAAGTTATTCCTACAGGAGTTAGTGCTTTAGCAGATGCCTTAAAGGGAGTCAGTGCTGCTCTTAAGAATTTAAGACCGTTTATCACTTTCTTAGAAAAATTAACTGTTGCCCTAGGAAAATTAGTAGGGAACACTATTTTGGTCGGTATCAGTGCATTAGGAAAAGCATTGAAGGCTATCGGTCAGTCAAAAGCATTATTAGCAGCATTAACCACTACTGTAGCAACACTTATCGCTTCTATGAAGTGGGGCAAGGTAATCAATGACTTGAACGATGTAAACAGTACCGTAAGCAAGTTGAAGGTAGTATTTGAACTCTTCAAAGAAGAAGGAATTTCTGCACTTGAACTTTTAGTACAGGATTTTGTTAAGTCGCATAAGGCACTCGATACATTAGTCACTGGCTTCAAAGGATTAAATGATGCCAACGGTATACTTAGTGGAGTAAGCACCGCCGTTACTGCGTTAGGTACTAAACTTGGTGTATTGACCGTGGCTGAAGGTGGAGCAACAACTGCAACAGGTTTATTAGGTGGTGCGTTTGCGTTCCTTGCGGCCAATCCATTAGTGGCTGTTGCTGGTGCTATAACTATCGCAGTCGCTGCATTAGCGATATTCACGAGCAGAGTTAAGGATAATTCTGATGCACAGGAAAGAGCGTTATCATCGGCTAAGAGACTTTCTGACGGCTTGAAGGAACAAGCACAAGAATGGAAAAAAGCCAATGCAGAAGCGAGAAAGAACGCAGAAGAAGGACAAAAAAATGCTCTTGTTGCACAGGATTATGCTGGCAGATTATATGGAATCGTCGATGCAAACGGCAAAATCACAGGCAGTGTAAAACAGGCACAATTCTTCGTTGACCAACTTAACAGTCAGTTAGGAACCAACATCGAGATTCATGACGGTGTGATTTCTAATTGGGGCAAGGAAAAAGATGCAATCAATGAAACTATTGAAGCACTTAAGCGAAAGGCTGTCATTGATGCTTACAGTGAAAAGTTCATTGAAGCAGAGAAAGAAAGAATCAAAGCACAGGAACAGTTAACTGAAGCAACTGGTAAGTACAATAAATCAAAAGAAAGAGAAGAAGAACTTCTCGGAAAACTCAAAGAAGCATGGGAGAGTGGACAGGAGCCAAGTGCTTCTTTAACTAATGAATACCAAAAACAGTTAGAAATAACTAAAAAGTACGGTGATGCTGTAGGCAGTGCTAAAGACAAAGTCACAAGTATCACTGATGGCTTGAATGAATACAACGCTGCAATACAGTCAGCTGATGGAACTGTTGAAAGTTCTACTGCGTTCATTGTCGAGCAATATGGAGTGTTAGCGAAAGATGGCACATATACATATAGTTCTTTAGCGAACGGTCTCAATGACCTTAACGCCAAGTGCGATGAAAACGGAAAAGTATGGCAGACCTTAAGTAAGACAGAACAGGAAGCAAGCAAACAGGCGAGAATACAGTTGCTTAGTGACTTGGCTCAGAAAGCATTCAATCAAGGCAAAACTTACGAACAGATGCTTTCTACTGCAAAAGCAAAAGGTGCTGAATTAACACAAGCCGATAAGGCTGAGTTAAAGAAGCAGTATGACAACCTTAAGAAGCAGTCAGAAGATATAAAGGCAGTTAAAAAAGAGCAATACAATGCCTTGCTGTCTTTACTTGATAAGTATGGAATCGACAAAAAGAGCAAAGACGGAAAACGCTATGTAAGCGAATTAAAAGACGCGCAAAAGAACGGTACAGAGCAAGGCCAAAAGTATATTGACAACCTAGCCAAAAAAATCAGCAAAGACAGTTCCAAGGTCACTAACGAAGTTGATAAGACTAGTAAAGACAGTAAAAAGCAGTTTGAGTCTCATCAATCAGAATTTAAAGTAGATACAAAATCCGCAACTAAGGCACTCAATAAATATACGGGTTCAATTCCAGACTCAAAGACAATGAGGTTAGACCTCAAAACAGATAAGAAGAAATTCAAAATCGGCAACTTTGCGTTTGACATTGACTTTCGTGCTGGAGGTGGATTCCCAGACACAGGTCAAATGTTCATTGCTCGAGAAGCGGGTCCAGAATTAGTCGGTCGTATAGGTCGTAGAACTGCCGTTGCAAATAATGACCAGATTGTACAGGGTATTGCAAGTGCCGTAAGGAGCGCAATGATTGGCGCAAATAGTCCTAATGGTGGTGGCACTACAAGAATTACAGTGCAGAACGTTCTCAATGGCAGAGCAATCGGTGAGTCTGTCATCGAATATCACAACGGTAAAGTCAAGCAGACAGGGCATAGCCCACTGCTATTCTAAAAGAAGGGAGACAACATGGAATATATTTTAACAATAAATGGCTATGGATGCTTCCCTAGCAAATACGAAGTACAGTTAAGTGATGTTGACAGGGAGGACGGAAGCGGAAGAAATCAGAACGGAGACATGCTCCGAGATAGAGCGGGGGTCAAGAAGAAAGTCATCTTGACCTTCACCGCTATTCCGCAGTCAAAGGCAGAACGCCTGTTGAAAGCCGTTAAGGATGAATTCGTTACTGTCACATACCTAGATCCGGAACTTGGAAAACGAACAATGACAGCTTATGTCGGTGACAGAAACTGTCAGATGTTCAAATATGATAGGGCAAGTCAAGAATGGATATGGGATAGTATAACATTCAACCTTATCGAGAAATAATCAGAAGGAGGGGCAATGATGATTAACACAAGCAGACAATATCAAGATGTTATAGTTGGTCCTTCTAGAAGCATTAAAGCAAGAGTGAAATTCAACGGAGATACTTTATTGGATGATGATAAAGTTATCTCTGTTTCACTGAATGAGATAGCAAATTCTGATGAAAAAGTCACAATTGGTGAACTCAACAGTGCGAAGGCAGTCGTGGAGTTCGAAATGCCCAACGATGCAATCCCTTTAAAAAACGGAATATTCAGTATTCAAAGTGGACTGCTTGTGAATGGCAAATATGAGTTTGTGGATAAAGGAACATTCTATATAGATGAGATAGAAAGCAGCATGGGCAGTAAGATTGTTACTGTCAGCGGCTACGATAGCATCTATAGAATGAATGCAGAATACAAGCCAGGCATTAAATATCCAGCGTTATTAGAAGAAGCAATACAAGATATATGCAGACAGTGCAATATCACATCTGCAATTGACAATATCCCAAGCATTACATTGGATGGCTACCAGGAAAACATTACATGCAAAACATTTATGGGCTACTGCTTAGGACTTATGGGATTGAATGGGCGCATGAATGAAAGCAACAAACTGATTGGCTACTGGTTTGAAGATAGTGGCTTTAAAGTCAAATGGGATAATCAGTTTCAGAGTGGATTCAAGTTAACATCCGACAATGATGTGAAGATCACAAGCGTGTCATGCAACGGATTGATTAGTGGTAACGGCTATGGCATATCGTTTGAGAATCCATACATGACACAGGAAATTCTCGATGGAATATATAAGAAAGTAAACGGATTAACTTATAGTCCATCGACTGTTGAATGGAGAGGGAATCCGTCATTACAGATAAGTGACATCATCAAAGTAGAAGATAACAACGGTACATTTCACAATGTCATTCTAAGTGAACACACAATCACATTGACAGGCATGAAAGACAGCATCACTTGTAAAGGTTCCAACGGTGAAGTTGTGATGAGTACATCGAACTCGCCTACGCAGTTAGTTGTAAAGAGGCTGTACAACACACTCACAAATGCACTCAAGACAAACAGTGAGAACATTCTAGGGCATAATGGCGGCTACTACAGAGTAGACTTCAATGAAGAAGGGCACCCTAGTGGCTGGTCTATCATGAACACACCGACTCTGCGTGATGATACCAAGATGTGGAAATTCTCTAGTGGTGGTCTTGGCTACAGTGTTGATGGTGGCAAAACGTTCACAAAGATTGCATTTGACCTGGAAGGGAATTTCAGTGCGAATGCTATCACAACTGGTGTTATAACCGGAGAGATGTTCGAACTTAATCTTGATAACGGTGTTATTAAGATAGGTGAAAGAGACGATAAGGGGGAGATAAGCAACCCTAGCCTATACGTGAATGAAAAAGGCGAAGTGAAAATTAGAGCGTTTGAAAGAGTCGAGAATAAGGCTGATGAAGCGCTTAAAGAAGCACAGGGTTCAGTTAAGAAGTTTGTTTGCGAGTATGCTTCTTCGAATGACGGAACGATTCCACCAGAAACAGGCTGGTCAGAGACTGCACCGACATGGCGTCCTGGATTCTATATATGGCAGAGAACTGCTACGACGATCAACAATACTGTCACATACAGTACACCAGTATGTATAACAGGTGCAAAAGGCGAGGATTCTATATTGTTGTGTATAGAATCATCAAATGGCACGACATTCAAGAACAGTGATGTGGCAACTATATTCACAGTGAATATTTATGTGGGTGGAGTTGTGATTGATAACTCTTCGAAATTAAGAGAAACATTCGGAGATAATGCCTATCTGCAGTGGTTCATTAAAAGGCATGGAGAGACAGAATTCAGCAAGATCCCGCTAGATGATTCAAGACTCAATGATAACGGGTTCATGTTCACTATTTCAGCGAAAGATATTAAATTCAAGGCAGTATTTAACTGCGAATTAAACGTATAGGAGGGAAAATATGGGAATTAAGGCAGTCAGCCAAGTTGACGTTATCGACTTAACTGATGGATATTCGGTGGTATTGACGAATGATAACTATACATTCTTAGGTACTACTACTTCTGTAAACGGTACACAGACAACTACTACACAGGTAATGGCATTATGTGGTAGTGAACAGGTTCCATGTACTGTAGGAACTATTACATGTCCTACAGGAATCTCAGCGGTATCTGATGGGAAGTCACCAATGCCAACAATCACAATTACGGCTACATCGGCACTGACTAAGAGTGGAACAATCACTATTCCGATTGTTATCGATGGGGATATCACAATCAATAAGACATTCAGTTATTCAATCGCGTTCAAGGGTGCGACAGGGCAGAACGGTACAAGTGTTACTGTTAGTTCAACATCGGTGACATATCAAACAGGCACAAGCGGAACTACTAAGCCAACAGGAGCATGGAGCACTACGGTTCCTAATGTGCCTAATGGTCAATTCCTTTGGACTAAGACAGTAGTTCAGTATTCTGATGGCAAATCAACAGAGGCTTATTCAGTTTCATATAAAGGCACAAATGGAACTAATGGTTCAAACGGTACAAGTGTTACTGTTAGTTCAACATCGGTGACATATCAAACAGGCACAAGTGGCACAACTCCTCCGACAGGAGCATGGAGTCCAACGGTTCCTAATGTGGCAAATGGTCAGTATCTATGGACAAAGACAGTTGTTAAGTATTCGGATGGTAAGTCTACTGAATCATATTCTGTATCTTACAAAGGCACAAATGGAACAAACGGGAAGGATGGCTTAGATGCTATCACGATGGCAATTACTTCGAGTGGTGGAACAATCTTCAAGAATACCGCCATTGCTACAACTCTAACCGCTCATGTCTATAAAGGTGGAGTTGAAGTGAGTGGGTCTGTTCTAACATCATTAGGAACTATCAAATGGTATAAGGACGGTGGAACTACTGCGGTAGCGACAGGTTCTACATATACAATCAGTGCTGGTGATGTTTCAAATAAGGCTACATTCAGCGCTCAGTTAGAATGTTGATAAAATGATTAAGGCATCAGCTAGCATGACCCTCGTGAGAGTCAATGATGGCGAGGACGGGCAGGGAATCCGTTCAATTACACCGGAGTATTATCTATCTGACTCTTCAACACAAATGCCCGATGAAAAAAGTGATAGATGGAAAAACGTTCCCGATGACTATATCGATAATCATTATTATTGGGTTAGGTCAAAAATATTATGGGATGATGGAACATATACAACGACCACCCCAGTGCTTGCAAATGACCTAAAGTCAATCATTGATGATTACGACAACAGAATAAACAACATGAACAGTCAGCTGCAGCAGGCAACCAAAAATGCTTCTTCGTCTATAGAACAGACAAAGACATCCATCTTACAGACAGTATCAGAGAATTATTACAGTGCCTCTGACGGTGCAAACCTTGCTTCTACTGTATCTACTATTCAGCAGACAACGGAAAGCATTCAGATGGGATTCGTAAAGAAAGAAGACTTTAGTTCTCTTTCTGATACCGTATCAAACAATCAGACTCAGCTGAACACTTATATCAGATTCAATGCAGAAGGCATAGAGATAGGTAAACAGGAATCTGAATTCAAGACAAAACAGACAAACAGCAAATACTCTATTCTTCAGAACAATGATGAAGTAGCGTATTTTGCTAACAACAGAATGTATAACTCAAACATCGAAGTTTCTAGTTCCTTGAGGATTGGAAACTTCGGATTCATTGTTAACAGTGATGGATCATTAACATTTAAGAAAGTAGGTGGTGACTGATGGCAACAAGCGCAACATGCAGCGCATCGTTTGGTGGTGGCAATGGTAATGTCACAATGACAATGACACGAACAGGCGTCAACGTTGACGGAAACTATGATTTATGGACTGCTACACTAACTAAATACTATAAGTGGAATATTAACTCAAGCGCTACTAAATATGGCTCTATGTGGGCAAATGGCGTGCTCATATGGTCTGGTGGAGTGACTATCGGAGGCAGTGGAACAAAGACACTTGCAACAGTTACTAACATCAAGATTCCTCATGACAGTAACGGTAGCAAGCATTTTGATTTCTCATTCTCACAAGAATTGAAGGTAACTCTTTCGGGTAGTTATGTGGGCAGTGTATCTGCTTCGGGTGGCATCGATTGCGATGTCATTCCTAGGGCGACTAAGCCATACTGTTCTCCAGCATCAGTTTATTTTGGCAATAGTGTGACAATCAAGACACCTAGAGCGTCGTCTGATTTCGGACATGTAATCACGTACAGCTTTTATGATAAGACTGAACAGATTGCTGATAATCAGTGGAATGATGAATTTAAGTGGACAGTTCCAACTTCACTGATCAGTAAGATGCCCAATGCTTCACAGTTCTATATTTGTTTCAGAGTAGATACATACAGTCGTTCCGGTAAATTCATCGGTAGTAATTACTGTACCTTGGATGTTGTACTTCCCTCAGGTTATGGACCAACTGTTACAGGTATCACATACACAAATGAAGATGCTGCAATTGCGAACAGATTCGGTGCATCAACAATTATTCAAGGCATTTCGAAAGTTAAATTCAATGTATCTACTTCAACAAAGAATGGTGCTACAATCACGTACTACCAAAATGAAATTGACGGACAGAGTATACCTGGTCCAAACAGTTTCTTTACGACACAGCCACTCAAGTCTTCTGGTACAGTTGTTCTTAAATCAACGGTTACAGATTCGAGAGGACAGAAGGCTACACTGTCAAAGAATATCAGTGTAACAGAGTGGTACTCTCCGACTGTAAAGAATGTGAGTGCTCAGCGTTGGAATGTATCAACTAACAAGGCTGATGATGACGGCACGGCGGTTAAGATTACTTATTCGTTTTCAATCGCACCTGTTAACAATAAGAATGATAAGAATGTCATGATCCAGTATAAAAACGGCGAAACATGGACTACTCTTGCAACTTATACAGATTCATACAGTGGCGAGAACAAGGTATATATATCATCTGCCGGCAAGTTCAATACAGACAATGCCTACTCGTTCAGAGTGCTTGTGAAGGATTACTTTACGACAGACGGAGTTGCATCTTATGCTGCTATTGCTCCTTCGTTTAAGTTACTTGATTTCTCAGCAGACGGCAGAGGGATTGGAGTTGGATGCAAGGCAGAAAGTGGAAAATTAAAGGTGGATATGCCTCTTGAAGCGCAGTCATACAACGGCTATGTGTTTGATTTCGATACACAGAATCAAGTAGATACGTGGATTCTTGTTCTTAAGGATGGAAAAATACAGCATAAGTATATTGGCTGGTCTGATTGGATCTCTTGTGGAACTAATGCATGTGGTATCACACTGAAATACCGATATAACGACGGATTGAAACTCTGCGAACTGAACTGGAATGGTGTAGTAAATGCTCCAATTGGAGGGAATACGTCGGGGTACATATGGACTGGATTTCCAGCTGATAAAAAACCAAAAGGCAACATATTTATTCCTGTACCAAACTCTGCTGCAGAAGCTGGGCTAGTCATCAGGTATTACCCTGTAACCAACGATATGACAAAAGGCAATTTTACTTTGACTTCGTTAAAGAATAATGTAAACGACGCTTACATTTGTGGCACATTTATTTACTCATATGCTTAAAAAGGAGAAGGAAATATGAAATTATATGATACATCATTAAAATACATGGATGCGATTAACGCTATCGGAGGCACTATTGTAGCAGTATTGACTGCTGCATTAGGCACACATTGGTTTTTATTCGTAGGCTTTTTGACATTAAACATCATTGACTACATCACAGGAATCAGAAAGTCTCGTTTGACAGGAAAGGAAAATTCTGCCAAGGGAGTGCGTGGTGTATGGAAAAAGTTGGGGTACTGGCTAATGGTGCTAGTCGCATTCCTTGCATCAGCGATTTTCATTGAAATTGGACAGACAATTAACATCGATTTGACTATCACAACTTATGTGGGATGGTTCACTCTTGCTTCTCTCATTATCAATGAATTAAGAAGCATCATTGAGAACTTCGTTGAAGCAGGTGACAACGTACCATCAGTTTTAACAAAGGGCTTAGAAGTAGCAGAAAACGCTATCAACAAAGGAGAATAATTATGGAATTACAAGACACTGTAGAACTAATGAACAGTTCTGATTATAAGGATAGATTTAAAGCAGAATACTGGCAGGCAAAAATCAGATATGACAAATTAGATGATATGACTGTCAAGTATGAGGCACGTACCTTGACATTCATTCCTAGATGCTCGCTTGATCTATTAAAAGAGCAGAAAAAGCACTTAGGTAATTATATTCGCACTCTTAAGATTAGAGCAGAGATTGAAGGAATTGAATTATAGATATCGTTGTGAGAGGACATACGCGCCTCTCATCTATTTTAAGAAAGAAGGTATAAAGTATGAATTTTAACGTACATGGTGGACATAGCTTAAAATGTCGTGGGGCAAGTGGATTATTAGACGAAGTCAATGAAGACAGAAAAGTTAAAAATAAAGTCATTGAGTTGTTAAGAGCAAACGGACATACAGTATATGACTGTACTGATGACAATGGAAAAGACCAGAATTCTAACTTAAAAGCAATTGTAAATAAGTGTAATGATCATAAGGTTGACTTAGATGTCTCTATTCATCTCAATGCAGGGGGTGGAACAGGAACAGAGGTGTATATCTATAACGATAGTTCAAAAGCCAAAGATGAAGCTGAAAGGATTGCCAAGAACATTTCTAACACTCTAGGCATTAGAAACAGAGGTGTTAAAACATCTACTAAGTTATTTGTGTTGAGAAAGACTAATTCTCCAGCCTTACTTATTGAATGTTGTTTTGTTGATAATGCAACAGACAAAGCACATTGGGATGCCAACAAGTGCGCTAAAGCAATTGCTGAGGGTATCTTAAATAAGAGTGTAAACGAACACGTTGAAACTCCTACACCTAAGCCACAGAATAATGCATCTAGTGCTTTAGGAACTTATATGATTACTGCTAGTGATTTGAGCGTCAGAACAGGGCCAGGAAAAAATTATAGAAGAAAGACATATGAAGAATTGACTAAGAACGCCAAGGCTCACGATTACGATAAAGACGGATGTATTAATTACGGAACTCGTGTTACAGTTTCTAAATTTGGCGGAGATTGGGCAAAGATTCCTAGTGGATGGGTTGCTAAAAGATACTTGAAAAAAGTCTAACGTTCACGAGGCTGACATGAGCAGAAATAAATGCTAAAATATAGAAGAACTAGTAGATTAGTGGACAACCTTTGTTTCTGCTATTCGAAAAGACAGGCGACGACCTGTCTTTTTTTATGCTCTAATATGCAATATTTTATCTCTGTTTAGTGCATAATTAGTAACAAATCAGTAACAAGGGTCATTTTTTTCTTTATTTACGTGCCTTTCGATTTCTAATAGTGAAAAATAGATGTATTCTAGTTACCAGATCACTCTTTAACCACTATTTCACTATCGGATAATTTATACCAATATATTTTAAAATAAATAAAGAAAATTTCATATTATGAAAATATTACTTTACAAATAGGAATAACGAGTATAATATAGAAGTGTAAACAGGAGGATAATAAT